ATGAAGATAATGTTAATCTCTGTATAAAAGAAAATAAAAACAAATTTACTGACAAGTTCTTTGTTATTGTTATAACGAAGAAAGAAAAATTAATGTCGAATGTTATTCGTAATTATTTCTTTGCTCGAAACTCATGTCCTACTCCAGATTATGATCAAATAGTTTATAAATACGATACTAAAAAAGACAGTATTGAATTACTTTGGGTTGTACCAGATAAAAAAACTTGTATATATATGAAATCTCATACCCCACTAATAGACCCATCTCAATTTTCGCTCCTTTCCTATGTACTTAGGTTTGCAGATGGGTCTCTTTTTAAGTTATCTAAATCATTAAATAATGAAAAAGAAAAAACTCCAGAATTAAATAACACTCGTGTTAAATGACACTCGTGTCAAAGGACTAATTAATGGTAAATAAAGAAATCGCTATGCCTCCTCTTCCAGAAGAAGAAATCGTAGAGGAAGTTACACAAGACCAAGAGACAACACCGGATATGACACCAGAGACGACACCCGTGTCGGTGACACCCGTGTCGGTGACACCCGTGTCGGTGACACAAGGGACAACATTAGGGTCACAGATATCAATGGTTGAAAATCAGGGTGAGTCTGACCAAGAAATGTATAAAAAACAAGGAGAAGAAACTTCACAGCAGGTTAATTTCAAGGCTTTAAGATTAGAGAAAGAACGTCTTGAACGTGAAAACTTCAAAGCTTTAAAGCAGATAGAAGAATTGCAAAGGAAAGCACAAAAACCTGATGAAGATATGGACCTTGAAATATCTGATGATGATCTTTTTGAGGGTAAACATTATAAGAAGATACAAAGACAACTCAAGAAGCAAAAAGAAGATTTAGAGCAATATCAAGCACAGATCAAGATGACTACTACTGAAGCAAAGCTTAAAGCTCAATATAGCGACTTTGATAAAGTAGTTAACGAAGAAACAATCAAAAGATTAACCCAAGAAGAGCCAGAAATTGCTGATACTATTTCATCTACTCAAAATCTTTATAGCAAAGCTGTCTCAGCATATAAAATGATTAAGAAGCTCGGTATCTATGTGGAAGATAATTACGCTCCCGATAGAAATGTAGTTCAAAGAAACAGCTTAAGACCTAAGGCATCAGCTTCAGTGTCGCCACAACAAGGAGACTCACCTTTAACGAGAGCAAATGAATTTGCTAATGGTTTAACGCCAGAACTTAAAAAACAACTCTGGAGAGAGATGGAAGAATCTGCAAAAGGTAACTAAGAGATATTCTGATTACCGCCCTGTATTTTGTGATCTTTCTTTGTATGGGGCGGTTTCTTTTCATTGAAAATTATTATCATAGATGGTTTAATAAATATGGCGTATCGGATCTCGCCAATCCATTTCCCGGTTGTATCGGATCTCGCCAATCCAAAGGACGTAATTAAGAGTCGTCCACTTAATGTAGTGTGTCTGTACTTGCGTAGGGTATAGATTTTTATTAATGCTATATTAAAGGAAAATACTATGGCTATTACAACAACTTCGGTGCTTTCAGCTCCGGTACAACAAAGCTTTAGTTATAAGCTATTGTCTGTACCAGTCCCTAATATGATTCATAAAATTCCAGCAATGAAGAAAACAATGCCTAGGAATGGTGGTACAACGTTGCGTATGAGAAGATATAATGCTCTTAATACAGCAATGGTTCCACTTGGAAACTCAGGTGTAACTCCACCTGCACAAACATTATCAGCAGTTGATATTGATGCAAAAGTAAGTTTTTATGGAACTTATTTGCAAATTAATGAACAAGTAACTTTACAAGCACAGGACCCTAGAAAGAATGGGGTCTCTAAATCTTCTCTGATTGACTTGGAAGCCTACGGCACGTGCTAGGGCGACAGGGCGGAATGAATTTTTAAAGGATGATCATGGTAGCGACTATTAAGATTTCTAATTTCACTAAGCAGTTCGAATCGTTTTGCAACGATATCGTCTGGAAGTCTTTTACTTCCAATGTTTTTGGAAGTGAGTCTGTAGCGCTTCATAACATCACATTGTTTTTTCTTGATGATCAAATACGGTTCAACGCATTTCAGGACATGGTCAAGCATATTTCCAGTTGCTTGCCAGTTATAAACGGGACGAAAATATTTTTTCTTACTAGTCCAACGATATCTAGAATCTTTGGAGCCACCAAAAGTTTCTTCAAGCCAAAGAATAAGTTCTTCGTCGCAGCTTGTAACTCTTATAAGAGCATGCCACTGCCATCCGGATCCATATTTTCCTTGCTTTACTCTACCTATATAAAGACAACCTTCACCATCTATAATTCCAGCAAGATACGCTATTTGTTCTGTAGTTTGATCAATGTGATAAATAACTTTTTTAGCCATGCAAACCCTTTCGTTTATAATAGTATAGTCATAAACGAAAAAGAATTCAACCGTGAACGACTAAGTGAGAAGACCCGCAAGGGATGCGATAGTCTGAACTCCACAACGAAAGGTGGAGAGGGAGATCCGAAGAGTTTTCCCCGCCTAGAAATAGGTCATAAAAGTAACAGAATGGTTTTAAATGAAGCGGCCAAGAGATTGGGTATCTCATTAAGACAAACAGAGGATCAACTTACAAGAGATATGCTTGCAGCAACTGCAGGTTTTGTTAATTGTACTGATGGTGTAAATGGCGATAATCCTACAGAAGTTACTCGTAGTGATGTGGATACAGTTGTAAGAACATTATTAAATAATGATGCTTACACGATAATGGATAACATTGAGGGTGAAGATAAGTTTGGTACAGCTCCTGTACGAGATGCTTATTTTGCACTTTGTTCAACTCAATTAACTGGTAATTTGGATAACGTTGCAGGATTTATACAAAAGAATCAGTATCCAGCACCAATGAATGCTTTAAGATCTGAATGGGGTGCAATAGGCAACCTTCGTTTCTTGATTTCATCAATTGGTTCTGTAACGGAATCATCTTCAAATCTTGGAGTTGATGTATATAATATTTTCTGCGTTGGAATGGAAGCTTATGCCTGTGTTGAACAAGACGGATATAGCGCAAGCTTCATTTATAGACCACCAATATATGATGGTCCTCTTGCATTAAATGCATCTGTTGGTTACAAGTTTGCGGAAGTTCCTAGAATTACCAACGACTTGTGGGTTATTAATTTAAGATCCACATTAGCATAAGATAAGAAAGGAATTATTATGGCTTCTAATACAATTATCCAACAGGGTGTTTTTAGCTCTGATGGAACAGATAAATTTATTAATTTAAGAAATGATGTTGATTGGGTTAAAGTTTATAATGTAACTAATATTGAAGCTTCAACTCAATGGGCTGGAACTACATGGACTTGGTTTCGTGGCATGGGCGATGATGAGGCAATAACTGAATTCCATTCAACAGCTTCACAAATTGCATCACAATCAACAGTTTCTACAGGTTATAACGGAGTACTGTATCATGGAATTACCTTAATAGACTCTTCTGTTAAGACTCCAGGTGCTGCAGTTGCAGTTACAGTAGGAACAAATGCAACTCGTCCCGTTTATAGCACAGGTGATACTGGTAGCATAGCAGATCGTTCAATTGTAAGAATTCAGAATACAACTCAAACAAATCTAAATGGATTAGATTTTTCTGTTGATACGATAGTTGCTAATACTTCTTTTAGATTAGCTAATACATTAGCAACAGCTCCTGGTATTGTTGCTGGTGCTGGTGGAACATATAGATTTGTTGCTTCTAATATTACTATTTATGACATGTTTAAACCTAAAAATCGTGTTATTGCCAATATTACAGCAGCTAATCCAGGTGTTGTAACTACATTAGTTGATCATACGTATCAAACTGGTCAAAAAGTAAGAATCCATGTACCTGCTGAATGTGGAATGATAGAGCTTGATGGAAAACTTGTTACGGTAACAAGAGTTAGTTCATCTACGTTCAGTATAGGAATAGATACATCTGCTTATACAGCATTTACATTCCCTGTATATACAGATACTCCATTTACGCCAGCAAGTATTATTCCTGTTGGTGAAGATACATCATATAATTACTTAACTGATGGAGCATTAGAAAACACTGCCTATTTAGGTATCATTCTTCAAACAAATGCTGATTCTGCAGCTATTGCATTAGGTAGTGCAGGTGGTACGGCAAATGATGAAATATATTGGGAGGCTGGTAAGTCTTTTAGTATAATTGAAGATTAAATCTTAATTTAGTAGACACGTGGCGGAGGGATTTGATTTCCCTCTGCCTTTTAAGAAGGATTAGCAAAGCATGGAAATAGAAAAAAATAAAAGCATAAAAAAAGAATCTGTAGAAGATTTAAATGAGACTTTAGATTTAAA